TTGTAAAAGTCATAAGATCCTCTACGGAACCCACTGAATCCTAAGTTAAGTGCCATTTCAGAAGAGTTTTCAAACAATCCGTAAGCAACTCCACCTGCTACACCGCTAGAAATACTAGCTAACATATCATCAAAGTCTAAAGAAGTTTGACGTTGTAAAAACAACATGTTCTCTTCAATAGCTCCTTGAGTATCTAAGTTTTTAAGGATAGCATCAAATTCAGTTAATCCTTGAGCAGCTGTAAAACCAGTTTCTACGTTTCCTCGAGCTTGAATAGCAGCAAATAAACCTTGTGTTCCTGGCTGAGTTAATGGATTTAATGCTGATGCATTTAATTCACCTTCTACCATTGCCATTTCTAAGTAATCCTCAAAACGTAAACGTGTTTCAGATTCAGCTTTCAAATACCAAAGGTATCCGTCAGTTCCGTCTTCAGTCGCTACATTCACCCATCCGATCTGTGCAGTATCTGATCCAGATACAACATACTGATCTCTAATGATAATTGGTGAGTTTGAAAACTGCGTCAATACAGGTTCAACACTTACTCTTGCTGCAGAATTTCCTACACCAGCTCCAATTGTTGTTCCTTTAGAATAATCAGATCCGTAAACGAATATTTTTAAACCAGCAGGTGCTCCAAAGAAAGCTCCTAATGTTGATCCATTATAAAGCTGGATTACCAAAGCTCCAGCTGCAATTCCAGAACCAGGAGCTGCTCCAGAGTTTGTAACGATACCTTTTGCTTCTAATCCAGTTGCAGGATCAAGAATAACAATAGTATCATTAATAGATATTACATTAATTATTCCAGCAGCAACAGGTATTAATAAACCAGTTCCAGCAGCACCACCAGTAACAGTAACGTTGTCGTATGATATGTGCAAACGGTTTTGTTCAGACCAAATTACTTGATCAGATGTCATTGGCATTTCAGCACCAACCATTTTTAAGAATCCAGATAACGTACGGTTTCCGTAACGCTCTACTTCTGCTTCATAAATTTCTGGTAAATATTGCTGAGCAAAATCAGCAAAGTTTCCTGGAATACCAGCAGCTCCGCCATTGTTGTTCCATTGTAAATAGTTTGTTGCAAGTAATGCTTGCGATTGTGATGGGACAATTGCCCCAAATTGTGGTAATAAACTCATAATTTTTAGTTTCTAAACTTTTTAATTTTTAATTTTGATGAGTCCGCTCCAGAAACTGATTTAATCTTATATGCCCCAAACCTTGCGCTGTCAACAGGTGCTGCTTTCCTAGCACTTGTTGAAGTGTTATTAGATTTGTTTACAACATCTCTAATAGCATCTGCTTTGCCCTGTTCGTAAAAGTGATTCGCCATTTTATCTGCGTTTGCACCTGCATATAAGGCTTTGTGATACCCCTCCGTATCCTCGACCGTGCCATCTTCCCCAAGGAACTTCCCTATGAAATTACCGATGTCTGATTGTTTTTCTGCTACCTGCGAAGGATTTTGTATTCCATATCTAAATTTTTTATCACCTAGCGTAAAATCGAAACCTTCGAAATTTTCATTAAGTAATTCATTAGTATTGGCCTTAAACTTTTCGTGATTAGCTGCGTTTCTGTCCTGATCCTCTTTATAACGATTAAAAAAGTCCGCTGCTTTTTGTTGATCTTCCGGCAAAGATGGCGACTTCAACTTGATGTCATCATAATACTTTGCTTTTGTATCTTCCAAAAACGTACGGGCTTTTGCAACCTCTTCTTTATATGCGAGTTTTTTTCTACGGATGTCTCGCTCCTCATCTATATCTTCATCAAATGCAAAATTGTCTTCAATCATAAAGTCAATTTCTTCTGCACTTAAATGAGATTTAGTGTTTTTATAGTATTCTTTTACTAGCACGTCACGATCTACATCGTCATAATTAGTACTTAGTCTTATATAGTCTTGCATTGTTCCACCTGTTTCTTTCATAAAGTCAACCAGTTTGCCAATATTTTCAGGTAAGTCAGGCTGTGGTGATTGCGCAACTACTTCTTTTTCTTTTTCTTTACTTTCTTCGGTAACTTCTTTAAGGATTGGTTCGGATGTTCCCTCGACCATCGTCGGGCCATCTTCGGTAGATTCATCCACATCCACCTTCTCTGCGCTTGGCTCTTGAACGGCATCTGCTTCTTGATTAGGTATTACTACTTTAGTTACATTACTTGGAACATCTATAAGAGGCTCTTTGTTTTTTGCCGCAAATTGTTCGTCAGTTAATTTTGGTTTGGTCTTAATCTTAAAAGACCCCTCCGTTTTTACATTTTGTTCGTTCATGATATGATATTATATAATTATTAAATACTTACTTAAGAAGGATCAAACGAAGATAGATCAAATCCACCCATTACATCGTTACCTTGGGACTCAAAGTTTTTAGGCATTCCTTGGTTTTGTCTTTGTTCTATTAATTCACTTTGCTGAGTTCCTTGAATTTTAACTCTTTTATCTTTTCGATCTTCTATTTCTTTTTCTTTTTGTTGTGTTGCAGATCCTGCTGCTTGAGCTAATTGAATGTTGTATTGGAATTCTGTAGCCATTAATTCTTTTTTAATTTGGGCTTCAGCTTGCATTCTTTGCATTTCAAAATTAGCTTTTGCTTGTTCTATAGAAACTTTTTCAGCGGTTAATGCTTGCTGTTTTTGAACTTCAGCCATAGCTGCTTTTTCTGAAGATTCTGCATTTGCTTGCGCTTGTGCTTGAATGTTTTGCTGAACTATTGCTTGAGCCGCTTCTTGCTTTTGCTTACGCTTTAACTTAAGCATTTGATTAGCTAACTTTAAGTTTTTTATCTCTTTAATGTCAATAGCATCTTCAATATCTATTTCTTTTGTTTGTAAAGCTATTTGTATATTTTGCTGTAATTCTGCTTTTTCTTCATCATCCGGTTCCATTTCTAAAAATATTCCAAAATCGTGTAAATTAAGCTTTTCAATTTCCTTTAATGTTTCTACATTAAAAGTAGATACACTATTCATCAAAGAGTTTTTAGTTAAGGGAAAATTTAAAACATCAGCAATTTTTAGTGATATATTTTCACATGTACTTAACGCTAAATAAATACTAGCGTCTTGGATATGCTTTGTAGCAGTATTAGACGCATTAGCTGCCATTTTTTGTAAACCAACCAAAGAATTTGCATCTGGCATAGCTCCGTCGCGAGCTTCATTTAAACCGGTTACATCTCTAATCATTTGCATGTTATAGTTGTACGCAGTTATAAGTGCTTGTATCTTGCCAATACCACTTGATGACGACAACTCTTGAATAGGTACTTTGCCTCTATTCATATCACCTTCCTGGGTAAGAGATCTACCCACTACAGAACCTGTTTGAAAATACATATTTAATGCCTCTGCAGGATTGTAGTTAGTTCCATTACCTAAATCTACTTCCGCTAAGCCATCCATGTCTAAAAATATTCCGTCAGGAACCATTCTAGACAATACTTGCTGCATTTTTAAATGAGTAAGCTGTATCACATCAGCAAAACCTACACACTTACTTATAAGCGACTGTATAACTCCTTTATACATTCTAGGTGCAGCCATTGAATAACTCATTTCAACACGAGTTGTATCAGCCATAGGTCTTGTCATATTTTCAGACATTTCCCACTTAAGCATCATATCTGAGCCTACAACCTTAGCACCCTCATATAAAACTTCAATTGATCTTGATACTCTATCAAAGTTGTCATTAGCAGGAGGATTAAAAGCATCAGTTTTTTCAATAGCTTTTTCCAAACCACTATCAGTTTTCTTTATTTTAAAAACCTGATCTGTATAAGTTTTGTACTCAAAGTACATAACCTGAACAGTGTTGTAATCGTAGTTTTCAAAGCCTCGTATAAGTCTACGGTTACCTGGTGATTTTTGGATTCGTTCTAATTCCTCGTCAGAAATGTGAGGAAATTCTTTTTTAAGTTCTGGTATAGTTATAGATTTAACTTCACCTACATAGTATATGTCATCAAAGTTTGGGTCCTCGGTATAAGACCAAACACAATACGCTGGATCAACATACTTAACCACAATGCCCTCTGCTGGATTAAATGACGTTTTGGTAATTCCTATACCAATGTTAACCAAATCCTGATTAACTCTTGCCTTAGTTAGATCAAATTCATTAGTGGCTAATACAGTATTGATAGCTTCTTCTTCTGCTATTTCTATAGCTTGCTTATAGCTTAGCTGCATGTGGAGATCTCTTTCCTCTAAAGTTTCAGGTAAATCTTCATTAGGAACTGCTGATTTTTTAAAAGAGACGCCTATTAATTCTGACGCTATTGCTTGTTCTTCTTTAGTATTCATATCAAACAAAATGTTTGATGCGTATTCCGTTCTTCTTTTTAACGATTCAGGGTCTTGTGCATAAGACGTAATATCATATTGTTTTTGCGTTATACCATTAGCTACTATATTTGAAAACTTAGAAAGTATCGGCACAGGCTTCCAATCTAAATTAAGATAAGATAAATCCCCATTAATAGCTAGCTCATCTTTGTACTTTTGCACACTTTGCTCTCCCCTGGCATATAATCTTAAGTTATGAAAGTTATTCCAATTAGAAGCATATCTATTAGAACCACTACCGCCGTAATTAAACCATTCTTGCTCAATAGCTCTACTGACTTGAAGCCCGTATTCTAGCGTAGCTTTTTCAGCATCGCTTACTACTTGATCTGGAAATGGACTATTAGTATTTGTACTTACATTCATTTATTACATTATTTTTGAAGT